ATATTAGAAAGTAATTGAGCCTGATGAAACCCATACATACACACGGTATGGGCCAGAAATGTATGTGTTTGCGCCGACTGCTGTTGCCGGGGCTAGATACGCTGGGTAACGGATAACTACAATACCGCTGCCGCCTGCTCCACCTGCATAGTTGGTTGTTAGCCCACCAAGACCCGAACCCCCGCCACCGCTACCTGTGTTAGCAATAGCGCTTCGTCCGTTATATGGGGTTGCTGTTGAACCCCCGGCACCGCCGCCCCAAGAAGTATTTGGAAGTTGAGCTGCGGTATTTTTACCGCCGCCACCGCCGCCAGCATAAAAAGTCTGAGTGCCAGTAATTGAAGATGCTAATCCAACACCGCCGCTAGTTCCATTACCACCATTTACGCCATCACCAACTGAACCAGCGCCACCGCCGCCTCCAGCAGTATAGTTTGGAGAATCTATGCCAGCGCCACCATTGTTGCCTTGACCCGCCGTACCTGCGCCACCCGCAGCAGCACCGTTAATTCCGCCGCCGCCGCCAGAGCCGCCAGCACCACCCACTGCGCTACCGCCAGCACCATACCCACCCCCGGTAGTGGTAATAGTGGTTCCACCTACAATACTAGAAGTGCCGCCTTGCGAACCATTACCATTACTACCTCCTGCTCCACCTGCGCCAACAGTAATAGTGATTGCAGAGCCAGCAGTAACAGAGTATCCAGTAGCACTTAACAAACCTCCAGCGCCACCACCGCCGCCGTTATATTGGTTGGTGGCTCCACCACCACCCCCACCAGCAACTACCAAATACTCAATGGTAGTTACGGGCGTACTCAGCCCGTCAACGGTATTGGAGAGAATCCCACCCGTGTAGCGAATGGACATTTACGATGCTGGGCCGGTAATCGCTTCAAAGGAAGCCGTTGCCGTAACCGTAGTTGCGGTTGAACGAAAACCAATGGATTGAAGGTCCCCAAGGTAAAAAGAAGTGGACTTGTCCGTGACTACCAACGCAGCATTTGGCGGTACGCTAATGGCATATGCCAGATAAGTTAACGTCGTTAGTGCGCCGTTAAACGTCGCCGCAGGGCAGAGAGCCACATCAATCGTTGCCGCCGTTGACCCCGTATTGGTAACAACAATGTTTTCAATCTTGTTGACCGTTAGCGTTGCTGGCGTCAGACCTGCAATTGCAGTTGTTGAGTTTGCTCCTGACGGACTCTGATACACCCACGCGGCGGTGTATGTGTTTGCCGTAATAGCAGTTGATGGTATCTGCGCTGTCCCACCATAAATGGCGGTGACGTTAACAATATTTGGTGAGGCCATCGTTCAAATTCCTTTAACTAAATACGATGGCAACGGCAATCGCCTTGCCAGTTGTTGCGCCCGTGCCGGTCAGAGTTGGAACCCCACCGGGAGTGGTCAAAGTCAAAGTCCCCGCTACAGAAAGTTCTTCTGCTACGCCCGTGCCAGTAGGGGTTGCAGTACCGCCTGAAGTGTACGCCGTGAAGGAGGCAGTACTCAATAACGAACCCTGAAACAGCAACTTAAAGCTGGACCCGCTCAAATCGGTAGCAGAAACGACATATGTATTGCCGTTTAACTGCGTCATTCCACCAACACCAGAGATTGTTACCAACTGACCAGCAGAAAAAGTGTTGGTCGCAGTAAAAACCCCCGGCGAGGCCGCAGTAATGTTGGTGATTGTTGCCGCACTTCCGCCGATTGCCGTCGTTCTCCCAAACAGCTTTGGGGAACCAATAGCAAGAACGTGTTCCGAGTTCCAGTTGGATGGCTGGACTAGGGTCGCGTCCGTCCCGTCCAGCTTTCCACTGCCAAAGCCGTGTTTGAGAGTAATAGCCATTATGCAATCCGAAGAATCGCCGTTGAACCAGTTGGGCTAGTACCGACTGCCGGGAACTGAATCGTGAAGTTCGACGCGCTCGATGACTTGTCAGAACCAAAATCCAGCACCGCAATCACGGGTTTAACAATCGAGCTTCCGCCAATCGTTACTGTGCTGTTCTTGTAAATCAACGCGCCGCGAGCGGTAATCGTTGCAGTTGTCCAAGTGGTATCAGAGAAGTTGATGTACGCGGTCGTGTTTGCACCGCTCCACGTTGGTCCCACTGGAGAAGGAGCAGTTGAAACCGTCAGCAGGTTTCCGCCAGCCGTATAACCAGTACCCGTAACTTCGTTAGTCGCAGTGTATGCGCTAGTCGTGGAGTCAAAGGTTGCCGAGTTGGTGTACAGAGCGATGTAATAACCGTCACCCGTACCAGCGGTAAACGAAAGCACCCCGTTCAGCAATCCAACCTTGAACGAGGTAGGCATGTAGTTGCCAGTAAAAGCCATGAGAAACTCCTAAAATTAAGTGACTGCTTGCCGATATTGGCCGGAACGATAGGCGTCCTGCCTCTCAAGTCCATCGCCCAGACGCTTGGCAAGCGCCAGTGCTTCCTTATACTTGCCATCATACAACGCCATCATGTCGGTTTCACCTTTCATGTAAGTGTAAGCCTCAACAAGCGATCCGTACAGCAGCACAGTATCAAAGTTATCCCCCAACCACGTCGTACCCGACGACACAATCGAATCAGGGTAAAAGAAGTAATGTAACTCAACCGTGTAGGCAGAATTTGGCGTGGGGCCCAAAATAAACGTCAACTCCGCCGCGTTACTCGACTGCGGGCCAAACAACGCATAATACTTTGGAATAGCCTGATACGTGGGCGATGGGTACATCTGCCGGATGTAGTTCACATCTGCCTCAAGCAAGTAGACATACTCCCCAGAACCGTTGACCACGGCCATCGAGTAAACAGACAGAAAATTATCAGGACAAGATAGATACTTGTTCCCAGAAGTGATCGTCCCGGTCGAATTCCGTTTCAGCGAAGGGAACTGGACCATGTTATAGATCCGCTGCTCCGCCTGCTTGATAAACGTGTTGACAATCGTAGGGTCAGCAGAATAGTTGAAGCTATTCTCCGTGTAATCCTGAATCGCGGTGACCAACTGAGCGTAATTCATGACGTGGTCACCGTAACGTTCCCAATCATCCCCACAGCAATAAGATAAGTGTCCATGCGAGCAGGTTGCATCCCCACCGAAGTGAATTCAGTATCCCCCGGAGGCGGCAAATACACCAAAATTCCCATGTTTTTCTCTGGACGCGGCTCAAACAACGCCTGCGGATCCGTTACTCCACGTTTTGTCTCTAACTGAGGATGCTTAGGCTCGTAACACTCCTGACAAACCTTAAAACCCGTCCATTCCTTCTTCAGTTGGTTCAGTTTATACCGTAACGCACACCGATCACAGATGGCAATCGCATATTTACCTGATGCGTATCCACCCACGTCATACCCCGAAGTCCGGATTCAAGAAAACACTGGCCGTGTCCCTATCCTCCATCGCTGCGCGAGCAAAATCCTCTTCGTAAAGCTGCTTGAGCATCGGCATCCGATCAGGAGCCTTCTTAACAGACAAATAATACGCCAACCCCGACACCAAACACGGCAAAAAGCGGAAAACTACATCCGCCGTATTGGTGTACACCCCAGCATCCTGAATCCGCCGCATTGCATAGTATCTAAACGTGTACTGCTGCGAAGCATCTGGGCATGGATAGACAAAAAGCACCGGGGTTGTTGTGCGTTGCACAAAAAACTGTACCGGAGCACCGGGAACCAGCTTGTTTGGGAAGTGCAAGTACTCGTTTTGGCTGACTCGAGTCATCGTCAGATCAAATTGACTCTGCCCAGAGTTGGTTCGCCTGACCGCGGACAACACATTGACCGTATCATCCGGCAGATTGTACTGCGGGTTGCCCGCAACAAGGAGCAAGGACCGTTGCTCAATAGTCCAAAGGTTCAAGCCACGGCTTGCCCACTCTGCAAACAGCAGATTTAGTGAGCGTTGAGCCGTCCGAAGGTCGTAACCAGTGCGGTTTTGAATGCCGCACCGCTCATACGCCTCGGTCATCAGGTCATCAAGCTCCAGATTGAAGGTTGATGTACCAGAAGTGGCCATCAGCGAATCTCAGTTTTCTTCTGACGACGCGCAGCACCAATACCACGTGCTTCAACAGCAAAGCCACCACCCGACATGCGCATAGCCTTGGAAGGAGAAGCATGTTTTTTGCCCTCGCTCTTCTCGCCTGCCGCATACTTCTTGGCACTTAGCTTGGATTCCGCCATCTCATTGGCCTTGGTTTCCTTGCCAAACGGTTTTTTCGCCATGGCACCACCTTCCCTAAATTTGCGGCC